CGAGCTTACTTAACCACTCTCCATTTAACCACTTTTCCCTCCGTACAGGATCAGTAGTTTTTTCTTTTTGCAAATTAATATATTCAATATACTTATTTTTTTGTTTTTGTAAAATAGTTAATACATTAACACACCTCTCTGCATATCTCTCTTGAGTAAAATCTTTAGTATATTCAATACCAGCTTTTACCTTCTCCTCCCTTTCGTTGTTATTTTCTAAATAATAAATAAGCTTTTTAATAATTTCTTGATCAGACATTTGCATATTAATATCAATTAAAAAGGACTTTAATAATTCAACATCTCTAGGGTGGTCATCATATACATCCCCAGCCAAGGCAACACCACACATAGGCACTTCTATATATTTTCCAAATCTAGATTTAGGTGCACCACTATCTGTTATAATAATTTTAGCTGAATTTATTTTATCAGCAAAATCGATAGCATATTTATCTGTATATGCATCTGAGTGCGANCCACCAACGTGCGGAATAACACCACACCTATATTGAGACGGCATTAACCTAAGCAACTTACTCATTCTCGCTCTTAATGGATAATGTTCTCCTAACATTGTTGTAACATTAGTAGCTCCTACAAGTGCTACATCGTATTTTTTTTCTATTTCAGGTTTAGGTTTAAATATACTCGCATCGGCGCTATGAGGAACCCATGTTAAACATTTATCTATTTCTTTTTGCCAAATAGTTTTTAAAATGTTTATATATTCTTTATAATCATTATAATGATGACATATAATAACATTAGCTTTACTTTCAGTTATTTCTTTTAATGTCCATTCTTTATCATACATCTCGTTATAACGAATACATTTATTATAAGTAATATCTGCAAAACCTGAAATTTCAAGAGGTTTATATCCAATAACTAAATGACATTCTTTACCTTTAAGAATATTATCTAAATTCGTCTGTACTGATATAGTGGAAACCCAATTATCCCATCCAGGACCGGTATATATACCATTGACTTGTTTATGATTAAACAAAGCTCGTATAGAATGAAACCTAATACGAGACATTTTCGTATTATAATGTTCTTTACTAATTAAAAATACTATATTATACATATTTTAATTTTAATTGCTCGTAAATTGAAGTTACAGGATGGTCAATATGCTTACTTATACCTATTCTATTCCAAGCTTCATTCCATAAATGTAATCCATATACATTTTCACCTGGAGTAAATATTAAATCCGTTAATACATTTAGACCATATACTCCACCTTTTGGAATAATAAACAATTGTGACCTAAAAGGAGCAACAAGACTAAAGGACCGTGTAGGTTTAACAAAATTAGTATATTTAAATTTATGTACTGCTGTATTTAAAAGCTTTGGACCTACGATACCCCACTCTAAGGTTTGTTTATCTTTCTTTAAGCATTCGTTATAACAATAATTCATTAACTCATCACCAACTGGACATTTAATAGCACCTGTGTTTAAGAAAGGTAATCCTGTTTCATAATTTTCCTCAGAGCAAAACACACGATCTTCTGTAAAATTCCACGGTTGTAGACAGACCATATCTGTATCAACCCACCATCCACCTTTTTCGTATAACAGCTTATATCGAAAGTAATTAGAAAAAGCAGAATATGATCCTTTACCTTCACCAACTTGATATGCAAAAATATCTTCTTTAGGGAGAATATCTCTACCGTCCTTTATAACTACGCCTCGAGGAACATTTTTTATATCTTCATAACAATACAAATGAATTTCCATACCATTTTTAACAAATGAATTCAAAGATAAAATCTCCATAGGTGAAAGGGTATTTCCGATCCATAATGTTTGAATAATATTGCTCATAATTCTAATTGCTGTACCCATAATTTTAAAATAGCGACATTTGACCAAATAGGCTGATCAACAATATTTTCATTACCGTGAAAGGTAACTTCTGTTAACCTACACTCATCATATACAAGTGAAGCATTCTCAGATAATGAAGAATGATATACATCAGTCACTGTATTATATACTTTCTGTTTATCATTTTCATATCCAATAAACTTAACTACATTAGAGTTTTTATTTAATAACGGCTGTACATAATTATTCCAATATTGAGGGTCATTGTTATTACCGTATATTCGAATATCTTTATGACCATCTTTAAGAGCTCTTTGTATTGAAATATGTACTTGTTTATTCTCGTCGATATTACCTATAATGCCAGCTACTCTTTGTTTTAGCTGTTTAAACGGTATTAAGCTCTCATGAGCATTACCACATATAAACCACGAAATATCCTTATAAACACCATGCCAGTTAATCTGTTCTTTATTTAAAAAATGAACTTTATCAAAAATATGAAATGGTTTCTGTTTAAGAGGATATAGAGCCTTTTCGTGCAAGGTTAAAACAAACTTGTCAACATCTGGTCTAGTTTTTCTTACATCAAGAAAATGATATATAATTTTATCTGATTTTGTAGTAGTCGCGGTTTGTAGATTTGCACCGCGACACCTATCTAAGTGCCATGTATGTGGACCATACATTATACATTCATATCCGTTGTCGTTAAATAAATTACATAAGTTAATAAGTGCTGTCGTCGAACCACCTGAATTACTCCAGCCTGTAAATATTTTTATCATTGATAAATGTTTAATTATTGATTTGAATTTATGTGAAATGCAATAAATACTTAAAGATATGGCTAGAAAAGGACGTTCCGCGTCGGTTTCTAACTCAAATCAAAAGACTGCACTTAGTGGCAAACGAGTTAGTAGAAAAGCAATAGTTAATAACGAGGAAATAAAAGAAAGTATAGAGAAAAATACATTCCTAAATTTTAATGTTACACAAAAATATGAGATAACCCCAGTTCATGAAGAATTCCTTGAAAATTGTTTCAAGGACACTTGTAAGATGGCATTAGTCGATGGGCCTGCTGGATCGGCCAAAACATATTTATCAGTATATGTTGCTTTACAGTTATTACGTACACGAAAAGTACAAGAAATTATCTACATAAGAAGCATTGTAGAGTCGGCTTCAAAAAGTATGGGGTCACTTCCTGGAGAAGTTGATGATAAGTTCTTACCATGGTGTTTTCCATTGTTTGAAAAATTAAATGAATTTTTAGATAAGTCGTTATCTTCTAATTTAATAAGCGAACAATATATTAAATGCGTACCTGTTAATTACGTGCGTGGATTAACGTTTAATAATGCTTGTGTTGTTGTGGATGAAGCTCAAAACTTAACTCCAGGGGAATTAACTACAATATTAACAAGATTTGGAGAAAATACGAAATATATAGTAACTGGAGACACGCAACAAAGTGATATTGGAGTTAAAACTGGATTTAAGGCGATCATAAATGCATTTAATAAGAAAGAATCTATCGATCAGGGTATATGTGTATTTAAGTTTAATGAATTAGATATTGTGAGATCTGAAATATTAAAATATATTGTAAAAGTATTACGAAATTTAAAGATGGAAACTTAAAGCTTTACGAATTCTTTCTAATAGAGTCTTTTTATTTTGACCGCCTTCTACTAGCCGAGAATATTCTAATTTAAATGCATCAAGAAACTCTGTAGATAATTCAAACTTACGAGGATAAAAAGAACGTACCTGTCTAGTCATATATCGTTCGCATAATTTATCATAATCAGTCATATAATTATTTATTCATCCGATGACTTCGATCCTGTTTAATTTGCTTTTCCATAGCGTTTCGTAAATGAGAATGTTCTGCAGGATCTACATCATTCCATACCCCACTCAATGCCTTTAGATCAGATAACATAGCTTCATCAATGAGATCACCACCGGGGTGTATATCTCCCTCAGCATCTATATAAAGCTTAAGTATTGCTATACGCTGTCTTCGATCACCAAATACTTCTATAATACCAGGTTTATCGTCTTTTATAAAAAAGACACTCTCATCATTCTGCATATATTCCCGGTGCATAGCTTTGAATATATTATCAACTTCTTCTATGACTTTCGGATCAGTGTCACGTAAGTCATCTTCTGTAAGCTCAACAGGTGACACTTTTGTTATGGGTGTAAAGAATATAATATCTAAATTAGAAAGACTCTCTCTAACAAGAGGTATGCACTCTTGTACAAATTTATCATCAATATCTAAGTCAGATTGCTCTGTCGCCCACATACTATATACAAGATTATCTAACGGACATCTATCAAAGATTACATTATCAGAGCTCCGATATTTCTTTTGCTCTTTGATCATAAAATCTAAAATATTTTTTTGGGTTTTTTTATTAGTTTTAGAAGAATGATCAAGATTATTATCCTTGATAATGTCTCTATAAGTTTTTTTAGGTGTTTTATAGGTAGGCCATTGCTCTAAGAAATCTGTAATTAAGGTTGTCTTACCCTGACACGCTGTTCCGCTAATTGCAATTCTCATATTATTTAATATTTATTAATCTATACTTTTAAGGCCATATCCCATATCAATAAATGTAATCTAGGACTAAAATTAAACCTATACCTCTTAGCTAGCTCGGCAACCATAGGAGCCTTCTCTATATGCTCTTCTCTGCTACCACAACACGGCATTAACCATACCCTACCTGTAGGAATATCAAACGGTGTAATATATTTANCAAAGACTTCATCGATATCTGACTCTTTATCAATAACAAACTTAAAACCAGATCCATTTATAGAATGCCAATCTAAAACCGGTTGTTTATATCGCCTAGCTTCCGGGTCTCCATTATTACTCATCTTAGGAGAAGTAGTAAATGTTGCACCGACTCTCAACCACTCTGGATCTGGTAAAATTGTTGCGTTAGTCTCAAAATCTATCCGAGGAACCCAGCCCCATTCGACCTCCATATACTCTAAAAACTTTAATAGTGCCTTTTGTTGTACTAAGGGCTCTCCGCCGGTGATTTTTAATATAGCACCATTGTATAAATGATCTTTATATCCACTACTTTCAAAGAAATCAAAAATTTCTTTAAGAGTAAGCTTATTTTTCACACTCCAAGAAATATAACTATCACAACCATGTGGTGAATCTTCAGAAGCAAATCCTTGACATGTTAAATTACACATTGAAAGACGCATGAATACAGAGGGATAACCTATAAACTCACCTTCTCCCTCTACTGTGTAGAATATCTTATCGTCTGATAGATATATTGTCTCAGTCCCGTCCGCGATCATTATCGTTGATTCTTTTTCGTTCATTTTTCTTTTTATCAGCTTCTTCTTTAGTAGATTTTAAATACTGATCAGCAGCCTTAAGCGTATGATCCCAGTCAATTTCATCCCAATTAGTAACAATACTATTTGTATCTTCTCCTGTGCGTCTTTTACTTCCTTTACCCATTTTAACAAATACTTCCAGCGTTCTCAGCAAATCTCATGGTAGTAACCATATTTTCGGTGTAAATAGCAGAGTTATTTTCATGTTCAAATACTTCAACTTTATCTACCCAACATCTATCTTCGGTTTGCTCTCTTATAACATCATTAGCAATATTATGACAATATTCAGCGATTCTCTCAATACCTGTTCCATTAGGCATTACTCTTAAATCACATGCATCTGCTTTTTGTAATTCTTCAAAAATAGGTAGTGCAGGATCATCTGCCGCAATACAAGCTGTATGATCAAACTGATCTTTTAAAATGTTTTTAAGACGGCTTAAGCCGCCGAAATCTACAACCCAATGGTTCTCGTCTAATTGATTAGTACCGAACCAGAATTTAGCTGTTAATCTATAACCATGTAAAAATCTACAATGAGAATGACTGGCATTTGGTTGTCGAAAAGNACAGCTACCGAGTTCAAGAATCTTCGTACTAGTAAACTTCATATATACATTATAGAATAAACCTAAAAATAATCAACTATCATATATAATTATTTATCAAGCTCTATTTCAATCGATTGAAGTACATTATTGAAATTATCTATTATCCAACATACACCAGCACTTACAAATGGAAACAATATATATTCATTTTTACTAACAAAATATACAATAACACCAGCCCAGAAGCCTAAGCATAAACTACATTTAAATAATTCCTTTATGAAAGATATTTTTGTGATGATTCTTCTAGGGAAATTAAGAATAGTACCATATTTGAGAATAAACATTAAACCAATACACGCTAATACATCAATAAAAATTATAATTTATCCTCCTTTAAAATATCTTTTAAAGCCTGATCAATTAATTTAGCTTGAGATATATCCATCTCAACAGTATTACCTGTATCATCTGTAATTTGGATTGTTTTTTTGTCTTTAAGTAGTACTAACATCGGACAACAAGCTTTACCACCACACAACAAAATAGATTTCATATAATTATTTATAATTAATTACCAGAAAGGATATGTATTGTCGTCGTCGTCGTCNTTTCCGAGCTTTCGTAATAACCATTGCTTGAATTGAAGATATCTTAATTTTATTCTATAAAAAAATGTCATAAATGCTCCTTTATTTTATCTGCTATTAATTTAGCGCCGGTGTGATTGGCATGTCTTTTATCATCACATAAACCGTTATCATGAAACCATCTTGTATTAAAGTTCTCTTCAAATATATATGTAATATTATTATTTTTGCAATAATTAGATAATGTATTTTTAAACCAATCTTTTCCATACTCATAAACTAAAGGTATTTTAGTCTCTTCATATCGTAAAAATATAATTTTAACATTTGGCCATTTATTACGAACCATATTAACATTTTGGTCTACACCATTAAGTGCCTTCTTTAAATATCTTTCACGTTCATCCGGGCCGAAGATTTTATTTTCATTACATACTTGATGCCATAAAAAGTTTTGCTGTAGATACTCATTTTTTCGAATTTCATNCCACGGTGTGTCTATATATTTTTCACCGAACGCGAATCTCTTAAATCTCCGACCTAGGAGCTTGAGCACATCTGTTAACCGTTCACTATCACCTGTTGAGTGTTTAGCAGCTCGGTCAACGTAAGATGGTGCGTCCTTAATACCCCAAACCTCATCAATTTGTAAAGTAGCTTTATAAAATTCTTCGTCATCTTTTAGCTCTTCAAATATAGGTTGTCTAGTGGGATGAGGAATTTGATAAATAAAATGCGTTAATTCTTTATTTTTTTTAATCCACCGTTCGTGTACAGAATCTAGAAACGTCTTAATCCGTATTACGTCAACACCGGATCCGTGTTTAGCAATATTATGTATTTCTCCTGGTAAATAATCACAATATGATATTAGGTTCCAATCTTTATGCCGGCGTACTTTGCCATCTTTGCGGAGTAGGACGCGACTTTCACCGGGTTTACCTTCACCACTTAAAGCATATTTAATTTTGCTTTTAGCTGAAAAAGAACAACCATTGTTTAAGATAACCATATCGATATTTATTATAAATCTTTCTTTATTCTTTTTGCAATTATTTTTGCACCTTTAATGTTAGGATGTACTTTATCAATAGTTAAATTCTCACGGTAGAACAATAATGTATTAAATTCATTTACATATATATACGTAATATTATTTTCTTCACAGTAATGTGGTAACATATCCTTATAAAAAGGTTCACAAAATTCAGCGATCAACGGGTGTCGGGATTCTTCATAACGTAAAAATATAATTTTTANGTCAGGATGTTGTTGTCGAATAATGTTAACATTGTTATCAACTTTACGTAGAGCTCTGTTTAAAAATAAATGTTGATTCTTAAATATATCTATATTACCTCCCTTTAACAATCGCCATACCGTTCTATTTTTTTTACCTGCAGACCAAAGAATATCATTTTCCCGACCACAAAAAGGCCACATATAAGGATGATTTAATTGTTTTGGTTGTCTAGCAGGACTTGGTACTTGATAAATAAAATGAGTTAAATGTATATCTCTATTTCGTTTAATAAATCTCGATATATCTTGACTTTGAATACCACTAGCTGGTCTGCCTATATTATATGTTGTCTCGGGTAAATAATTAGTATAAGAGACATATGGGTTTCGTACAAAATCCTTTACTTCGATCGAAACTTCGTACTTATCCTTAGGGTGTCCGTATACATAATCTGTGGGAATCAAACTAGTGCCAATGTCTGACGGAATATCAGTACTGACCTTAGACCGATCCTCCACAGGGCGATCAATAATAGCTAAATTGCTAGTATGGTTCCACCCGGCTGTAAACGAACAACCAGCGCATAATATATTATACATTACAAATACTCCTTTATTTTATCTGCTATTAACTTTGCACCTACTTTATTAGGATGGATTCCATATTTGTTATTGAAAAACCATTTTGTATTAAAATTTTCTTCATATATATATGAAATATCGTTTTCTTTACAATAATCAGCTAACATGGTCTTATAAAAATCTTTAGTAAATTCATACAGTAAAGGTCTTCTCGTATCCTCATAACGTAAAAATATTATTTTCGCATTTGGTTGGTTTTCTCTAATTAATTTAACATTGATATCAACCAGCTCCATAGCTTTTTTAAGATATTGATCTTTTTTATCAAAAACCTGTATGTTGAATTCTCTTTTTTGACTCTTACGTTTAAATATAAAACAACGCCAATATTGACCTAAATTATCTTCATTATAATCATCTAAATCTATAGGTTGACGTGAAGGGGATGGTACTTGATAAACAACATGTGTTAGCTTTTCTTCTTTGTGTTCATTAAAAAATTTTCTAAATAATTTAGGAGAAATACCAACCCCAGCGCTCCCGATATTATGAGGGTTATCGGGTAAGAAAGTAACATACGAATGACTAGCGGACCAATCTGATTTTGCGAATTTTCTAAAATTACCGTCAGTAAATGAACACCCGGCGCATAATATATTATACATCATAAATGCTCCTTTATTTTATCTGCTATCAATTTAGCACCTGGTTTATTAGGATGGATTCCATATTTGTTCTTTTTAAACCATTTTGTATTAAAATTTTCTTCATATATATATGAAATATCGTTTTCTTTACAATAATCAGCTAACGTGATCTTATAGAAATCTTCACAAAATTCATACAGTAACGGTTTTCTTGTATCCTCATAACGTAAAAATATTATTTTCGCATTAGGTTGGTTTTCTCTAATTAATTTAACATTAATATTAACTATATCTATAGCTTTTTCAAGATATTGATCTTTTTTATCAAAAACCTGTATGTTGAATTCTCTTAATTGACTATATACTGTTGGTTTGTTTCCTGGATGCCATACAGCATCATTGATTCTTGCTTCCTCCAATTGACCATCTTGATGTATATAAGTATAACCGTTTACAGCATCATACTTATCACTTCCTCCAACTCTAAGTCTAAAATGATCTTCATCATAATCATTTAAATCTACAGGCTGTCGAATCGGGCTAGGTACTTGATAAACAACGTGTGTTAGCTTTTCTTCTTTGTATTGTTTAAAAAATAGCCTAAAATATTTAGGAGAAATACCGTGACCACATTTTCCAATATTATACGTACGACCAGGTAGAAAATTAGCATACGGATACCAATCCGCCGGCTTATTGTTAAGATGATATTTTTTATTTCCGTGAGTAAAAGAACACCCAGCGCACAATATATTGTATATCATAAATACTCTTTTATTTTATCTGCAATTATTCTAGTACCTTCTTTATCGGGATGCACACTATCCGTTGTCATATTGTTATTTTTAAACCATTTTGTATTAAAATTTTCTTCATAGATATATGGAATATTTTTTCGCTTACAGTAATCGTTTAAAGTATTCTTATACCAATCTTTACAAAATGCATTAAGTAACGGAATGGTATTGACTTCATACCGTAAAAATATTATTTTAATATTAGGGTATCTCTCTCGAATTAAATTAACATTAATATTAACTATATCTATAGCTTTATTTAAATATTTTTCATGATTAGTAAAAATTTCCGTAAGACGTTTACTGGTTATAGATTCGATTTTTCTCCATCTACCAGTTTCTCTGTCCGAGCAAAATAATACTAACGTATTCCATATATTATTTTTATTTAATGTTGTACCCTGGTACCCATGAGTTATTATTTCTTTCTCCGGGATGTTTTCTCGAATATGAAACTGTGAGTCTCTTTGCTCATTTAAATCTATAGGCTGGCGAGCCGGTGATGGTACTTGATAGATAAAATGTGTTAATTCTATACCTTCATTTTCTCGGACAAA